CGTCAAACAGCTCTTGCGTCAGCACTTGGCCTTCGTACGTTGTGCCGATGAACTGATCCCAAGGCAAGTCTTTGCCAAGGATTTCAGAGATCACGTCGTGCAGCATCGTGCCACGGTCGGCGTGTTCGCTGGACGGCTGCTTGGGCATCTTGTTGACGAGCGCCACGCTGCCAGGGCAGGCGATGACGCGCTTGGCGGTGCTACCGCCGACGATGTTACTGTGCATCATTCTTCTGCCTCCACAGTGATGGTGTCGGGCAAGCCCCATTCGTTGTCGTCATTACGCAAAAATTTAACGTAAGGCGCAACCTCATTTTTGATGTAGTCCAAGATGATTGTCTCAATCTCGGCGCGGGTGAACTCTATCTTCATGTGTACTCCAGTTTAGTTGATGAGGGTTTGATCTTAACACACAAAAAATAGTTTGTGCAAAACTTTTTTACGTGTATGATTGCGGCAAAAGGAGCAAACGACATGAAGATTCAAACCGTAGCGCTAACGCTTAGCGAATTGCAGGAAGCCTTGCGCGAGTACTGCTTGCAGCGCGGATACGACCCGAGCTGCGTGATCATCGGCAGCTATGAGAAAACAATCATGGTCGAGCTAGAGCCTAATGGCTTGGTGACCGCAGACGGGTTTTCTCATCGTGCTTGAGCGCGTTGTCGAAGCCTACCTTATCAAGCGCGTCAAAGAGCTGGGTGGGCGGGCGTACAAGTTCACCAGCCCCGCGCATCGCGGCGTGGCTGACCGGATTGTGTGCCTGCCCAACGGCCAGACATGGTTTGTTGAGGTCAAGACCGAGGGCGGCAGGCTGTCGCCTTTGCAGCATGTCTTCGCCAGTGATATGGCGTTGATGAACCAAAGGTATGTGTGTCTGTGGAACAAAGATCAAATAGATGGGTGGCTGCGTGAGAGTTCTAATAGCTTGTGAATCTAGCGGCGCTGTACGCGACGCCTTTCGTGCGCGTGGCCATTTCGCCATGTCGTGCGATTTGCTGCCCAGCGAACAGCCGGGGCCGCACCATCAAGGCGACGTGCGTGAGCTGTTGAGTCAAGAGTGGGATTTGCTAATTGCACACCCACCTTGCACCTATCTGTCCGTCAGCGGTATGCACTGGACCACCCGTGGCCTGCGCGACCCCAAGCTGACCGAAGACGCGCTGGATTTCGTGCGCCTGTTTATGGACGCGCCTATCGAGCGCATCGCCATTGAAAACCCGGTCAGCATCATCAGTTCGCGCATCCGCAAGCCTGACCAGATCATTCAGCCGTACCAGTTTGGCCACGACGCCAGCAAGAAGACGTGCCTGTGGCTGAAAGGACTGCCGTTGCTGAAGCCAACACAGATGGTCGAGCCGCGCATGGTTGATGGTAAGGCGCGGTGGGCTAATCAGACTGATAGCGGGCAGAACAAACTGCCACCCAGCAAAGACCGTTGGAAGTTGCGTAGCAAGACTTATGAGGGCATCGCTGACGCGATGGCAACGCAATGGAGTTAAGGCCGTACCAAGAGACAGCGGCTGACTTCTTGTACGAGCATGACCGCGCCATGATCCTGGCGCCGGTTGGTGCGGGCAAGACCGCCATCACGCTGACGGCCATGCAAGATATGGTCAAGCACGGCCACATCGGGCGCTTCCTTGTGCTGGCCCCCAAACGCGTCTGCACCGACGTGTGGCCAGTCGAGCAACCCAAGTGGGCACCCGGCTGCACGCTGGCCGTGGCCGTGGGCACGCCAGCGCAGCGTAAAGCGGCACTTTACAGTGGCGCTCGGATCATCGTCAGCAACTACGACAACATCCAGTGGTTGGCCGAGCAGAACTTGGCGCACATTAACGCCATCGTGTTCGACGAGCTGACCAAGCTGAAGAACCCATCAGGCGCACGCTTTAAGGCGCTGAGTAAAGTCATTGGCGATGTCGGCATCCGTTGGGGCTTGACCGGCTCGTTTACCAGCAACGGCCTTGAGGACGTATTCGGCCAGTGCAAGATCGTGGACCAGACGCTGTTGGGCCGCGCCAAGGGCGCGTTCATGCAACAGTACTTCACGCTGGTCAACAAGGACTTCGGCGACTGGCAGCCGCGCAAGGGGTCGTTGGAGTTGGTCATGGCCAAGATCAAGCCCGCCACGTTTGTGCTGGAGCCTGGCGAATACAAGGACAAGCTGCCGCCTTGCCACATTGTAGAGGTGGCCTGCAAGATGGACATGACGGACTACAACACCATGAAGAAAGACTTTGTGCTGGACGACATCGTGGCCATCAACGCGGCTGTCGTGACGCAGAAGTTGCAGCAGATGGCTGGCGGGTTTGTCTATACGCCAGAGCCACGGTGGCTGTCGCCCCATAAATTTGATCGACTTGAAGAACTTTTGGAGGAAAACCAACATGCCAACACCATCATCGTGTACCAGTACAAAGAAGAGCTTGCCGAACTCAAGCGAAGATTCAGTATCACAACGCTTGACGACGATGACGCAATCGCTAGATGGAATGCAGGTGCCGTACGAATCTTGGCCGTGCATCCTAAATCCGCAGGGCATGGCCTTAACTTACAACACGGCGGGCAACACATGGTTTTTCTGTCCTTGCCTTGGAGTCTTGAGTTGTTCGAGCAAACCGTGGGACGGCTGCACCGTAGCGGCCAGCGGCATGACGTGTGGGTCTATGTACTGATGACCGAGAAAACTGTAGACGAGAAAATCTGGGGAGCGCTGCACGACAAACGCAGCGTGTCCGACATCGCACTGGAGGCGCTGAAATGAAACGAATAGACCAATGGAAGCTCAAGCTCAAGGCCGCAAAGTCTGAGGTCAAGCACAAGGAACGGCAGATGAACGCCGCGATCCGCAGCTACGAACACACGTACGACGAAATACTAAAACTAGAAAGCAAGATCAATGATTACTTGGCGAAAACTCAACAGTGACTTGGCGCTTAAGACTGAAGCAGAAGTCTTGGCGTTACTGGAAAACGAACGCGCTACGGCCAAGCGCATAACCGTGCTGGAGCGTCTGCACCAGCGCTATAACACTCTGCGTGTGGCCCGAGAGCGCGTAGAACTTCTCAAAGAGGCAACAAAATGATCCGTCAAACTATTGCGTGGGTGAAAAATGCCTACGCCACACCGAGCGCCGAGGTGCTGGCGCTGCGTGAGCTGGAGGACAGCAAGCGCAGGCTGCTGGAGGCTCTGACAGCGCGTGAATACGCCGACTCCATGTGCAAGTACCGCGAAGCCCAGATCAAGCGCCTGACGGCCTATCTGCACAACGCTACGGGGGCTGTATGAACCCGTTTGACTGGAAGAAAGACCCACGCCCGAGCATTTTTATGAAGGACGCAGCGTTCCGGCCTAAGACCCCGCAGACTTACGCGCATCTGACGCCAGAAGAAAACCTGGTGGCCTACAAAGCCTTCAGTATCCACAGTCGGGCGCATCCGAAAACCAAACCGTCACTCAACAAGCACGAACTATGAGAACCAACACCACGGCTGCGCTGCGCACGCTGCTCAGAGACAACCCTGACGGGCTGGATGTTGGCACGATGTCCAACAACCTTGAGCGTGAGCCAAGCGGTATCCGCAAGCTCTTGGCTAAGATGCCTGACGCCTACATCGACAGGTGGATGCGGCATGGCCGTAACCCACCTCTAGCCATCTGGTGTGTCATCGTGCCCCCAGACAATTGCCCCCGACCCGATAACCAACGAAGGCAAAAACCATAAGTATCAATGACCAGCGCCTTTACTTGGTGGCAACGCCTTTGGTCTTCTCAAAAGACCTCATGCCAGCAATACCCAAAATGCCTGACAAGATGACCCATAATTGATCAGCATCAAGCACCGGGGGCGGTTCTAGCCCAGCAGGAATCCATCCGGTAGCTTGTGCCCACTTCCAGCCCCATTGAAACAGCGGGTAGGCCAAAAACTGGTAGCCCATAGCCGCAACGCCGATCCAACCAATAGCAGGTCGCCAGCCAGAAACAAAGACACTGGAGCTTGCAGCCTCGATCTTGTTGACCTCAATCTGAGCAAGGTCGGTGGCTTGGTCGATGCGCTTCTCTTCAAGGTCGAGCTTGCGCTGTTCAACCTCCATCTCCATCCGCTCTTTGTCGGTGGTGATTAAATCTCCGGCAACCTTGCCGACCGCTTCAATGATTGATCCAACGCCAAGCAAGCTCATTTCAAACCCCTTAATGTTCTTGCAACCCAACCTTTTAAGAACTTCACCTGTACAGGGTTCTTGTTGCAAATCTCCACATACCGGGCGATCTTGGCAAGGGCGTACTGCTCCTTGAACCGCTGGCCGTCAGGTATCTGGTTCAGTTTCTCAATG